GTAAAACTTTTATTAGTTTGTACTTGGCACTCAAAGAAGTATTAGATCAGTCCACACCATATGATAAAGTTTATATGGTAAGGTCTCTCGTCCCTACAAGAGAGATTGGTTTCCTTCCTGGAGATCACGAGGACAAATCAAATCTATACCAAATACCATACAAAAATATGGTAAAGTATATGTTTCAGATGCCTGATGATGCTGCATTTGAAATGTTATATGACAATTTAAGATCACAAGAAACTATTTCTTTCTGGTCTACATCATTCATCCGTGGAACTACATTAGATAACTGCGTAATAATAGTGGATGAATTTAGTAACTTGAATTTTCACGAACTTGATAGTATAATAACTCGTGTAGGTCAGAACGCTAAGATTATTTTCTCAGGTGACTACACACAATCTGATTTAGTTAAAAGCAATGAAAGGAATGGAGTCCTAGACTTTATGAAGATCTTGCAAACAATGCCATCATTTGATACAGTTGAATTTGGCATAGAAGATATTGTCAGGTCTGGTCTCGTAAGAGAATACTTAATTTCAAAGGTGAACCTTGGTCTCTAAAACATTATTTAAAACTGTAGGTCCACCTAAACCTGTCAATGAAATAAACTCTGTGACAAAGAAGTCTGGTTTAAGACTCTATGAAGTTGCAGAGAACAAATGGTATCCTTCTATCACGACTATCACAAGTCATCGTAAGAAGGATTCTATTATTAAGTGGAGAAAAAGAGTAGGAGAAAAACAAGCAACAAAGATTTCAACTGCTGCTTGTTCACGTGGCAATAAGTTTCATAGTATGGTAGAATGTTACTTGAAGAACGAACCAGTTGCATTCGATGAAACTAATCCTCTTGCTACTTATCTTTTTCAGTCCTCCCGTGAGGAACTTAATAGGATCAATAACATACACCTCTTGGAGAGTTGTCTCTTCAGTGATTATCTTCGCATTTCTGGTCGCGTTGACTGCATAGCAGAGTTTGACGGTGAACTATCTGTCATTGACTTTAAAACGTCAACGAAACCTAAGAAAGAAATGTGGATTGAGAATTATTTTGTTCAAGAAACTGCTTATGCAGTTATGTATTACGAAAGATGTGGTGTTCCTATCAACAAGATCGTTACTATTGTTGCAGTAGAAGATGGTACTATTCAAGTCTTTGAAAAGAATCCTGATCACTACTATGACCTTCTTAGATCTTATATCGATGACTTTATGTCTACAATCAAATGAAAGAATTCAAAGACAAATTTATGACACAAGCGAAGTTCTCAGGAATGGTAGAGGATGTTGTTAAAAATAGCAACGGTCTAACCAATTATATTGATGCAGTCGTAGTTGTCTGTGATGAATATGAAATTGAAATTGAAACTGTAAACAAACTAATCTCTCGTCCTCTTAAGGATAAGATTAAATATAATGCACAGCAATTAAATTACGTAAAGAAAACTAGCAGAGGAGTACTACCACTATGACCGACCCATTTTATGAATCAGATGTAATCAAAGAAGAGTTAGCAAATATGCAACAACTCTATAAAGATTTGTATGATTTGTCTGTAACTTATCCTCAAATGAAACCTGATGATAAGAAGACACACATAGAAAAAACATTAGAACTCATTGCCAAACAAAAAGTATTCTATGCTAGACTAGCATTGATGGCATTAGAAGATCAAGAAGCAGGAGAGGTTAAGATTCGTATAGATCAAATGACTCAAATCTATAGTGGTGGCAAGCAAATACAAGAAGTCTTAGAAGATATGGAGAAACGCTTACACGGTTGGAGAAGAGAACTTGACGCGAATAAATAATTGTGTTACCCTTATGGGGTAGTAAAAACATACAACACACAAACAACAGACTAATTATGTCATTCGCAAGTTTAAAAAAATCATCTGGCAAGTTTGCTGATCTAACAAAAGAGATCAACAAATTAAATAGTAACGGTAAAAAATCTGACGACCGTTTCTGGAAACCAGGTGTTGATAAGTCAGGTAATGGTTTTGCTATCATTCGTTTTGTTCCTCCACAAGGAGAGAGTGAACTGCCTTGGGCACAAGTTTGGAGTCACGCATTCCAAGGTCCTGGTGGTTGGTTCATTGAGAATTCTTTGACTACTTTAGGAAAGAAATGCCCTATTAGTGCACACAATTCTATGCTCTGGAATAGTGGAAAAGAATCAGACAAAGAGATAGCACGTAAGCAAAAGAGAAAACTTTCTTACTACACAAACATCTACGTTATCAAAGACCCTCTAAACCCAGAGAATGAAGGTCAAGTATTCTTATACAAATTTGGTAAGCGTATCTTTGATAAACTTACAGCACGTATGCAACCAGATCAAAACGATTATGATCCGCAACCCGCAATCAATCCTTTTGACCTTTGGAAAGGTGCTGACTTTAAATTAAAGATCAAACAGGTAGCAGGTTACTGGAACTATGATGATTCATCTTTCAATGGACCATCAACTCTAGGTAACTTTGACGATTCTAAGTTAGAGGAGATTTATAACAGTAGTTACTCTCTTAAGGAGTTTACTGATGAATCTAATTTCAAATCTTATGAAGAGTTGGAAGCACGTCTTAAGGCGGTTCTCGGACAACCAGTACAACCAACTTCATTCAACGAACCAATCATCGAAACCCCAGTTCCAAACACGAACTGGAAAGAAGAGGTTGAGTCATTCTCAGCAGCAAAAACTGTTGCACCTGCAACAACTGCTAAAGAAGATGAAGACGATGCGTTAAGTTTCTTCCAGAAACTCGCAGAAGAAGATTAGGGATTGATACCCTATGATGCACGAGTTATTTCCAACTCCTGTCTTTCAAGAAAATATTGGGGTGCCAGAAGGCACCCTTTCTATTCTCGATCAACAAGAGTGGGACAGGTTTGAGACAAAAAGTATTACTAAAGAAAAAAATATATTAAACTTTCTTCCTGCTGTATATAATAAGATACAGAAACAGGTAGAGGATTGGTGTTACAATACACTATTAATCAAGACCACAACTGAATTAGAAATCGTAAGGTCTTGGGCAGCATCACATAAACCTGGAGACAGTTGTGATTGGCATTCACATAGTAACGCTGTAATGAGTGGTGTTTACTATATAATGTGTGACCCTGAGAGTGGTAGGTTGTTCTTTAATAAAGGAGCACACTATCAGAACTGTTTTGTTCCCACATTAGAACCAGATACTGTAGGGTTTGTTCCTGCAACTGCTAAACAATTTTCTATTCTACCCGAACCTGGAACTCTCTTGATGTTCCCATCACAGTTAGTTCATAGGGCAGAACGCAACCAGTCTACAAACTGGCGACTATGTATAGCATATGATGTGTTCATTCGTGGTATAATAGGTACAGAACACGGAAACGAGGTTACATTATGAAAATCCTCCCACTTATGCTAGTAGCAGCACTTGCTACACCTCAAGCAGCATCAGCACACCACAGTCAACGTGGTCCATTAAAAAGCGGACAGTTTGAAGTAGAACCTTCGCACTGTTCATTTGATAAGTTGTTTGAAACTTGGAACTGTTGGTATCGTCCTGTCCGTAAGAGACCAAACTACGGAGACTATCACCATCATCATCATTACGGTTGGACCCCTAGGACACCTGTGTTTGTTCCGAATAAACACAATCAACACGGAGTCCCTTGTTATTTTTACAAAGACGACAACTGGTGTTTCTAAATGAAATTAATCGACGGATGCTACTCTCTCAAACTAGAATGTGCGTTGAGAGGGTTGGGATTTGTCGATGTGGGTAAGTGGAAGACTGTAGCGAGAGCAGGTATATTTTTTGTTGAACCAATAGGAATCCCAGAGGACCCTGATGCGGATCTTCTGGGATTTTTAGTGACTATTCCTTATGCTTCTTGGAAGAGACCAAGGTTAAAAGACACTGCTAAAAAAGCGTTGGAGTATTGTTTGGATTAGTACCCTCCTCCGTATCCACCACTTGACCCACTTGATCCACTAGACCCGCTACTACTAGAACTACTACTAGAAGAACTACTGCTGCTCGAAGAGGACGAGGACGAAGACGATGAACTACTTGACGAGGTAGAACTATCAGTAGATGATGTATTATTATAAGTCGTTGCGGAAGAGGCATTTGAATCTGTTGTACTTAACGTTACACCTGTTGATGTGGTTGCTGTTGATGTAGTTGATGCTGCCGATGAACCACCTGATGCTATCAATGCTGTAGATGAACCACCACCAGATGCAGAACCTGTCGATGCAGTGCTTTGTCTTGGGCGATTGTATCTAGGTAGACCAATAAATTCTTCAGCGAGAGACCCTTTAGTTTTCTTGTTACCAGTCTCATCAACCTCAGCATTAGGAAGATACCTTGCTAATCTCTTAAATTCTGCAATAAAGTCAGTCAAATATTGTGGACGTAAAAGATATATATTTCTCTTAGTATTATTTACTGCGGTTTCGTAGTCGTAGTAGGATACAGGAGTTCTAGATTGGGATTTAGTAAGGATGGTGCCATCGGGTTTCGTGTATTGGTAAGACTCCGAAACAGTAATCCCACTAGGAAGTAAGACAAGATCAAGACTAGGACTCTTATACTCGGTCGTTTCATAGTGTTTTACTCCTTCTATAGAACCATATTTGTCTTGAACATAACCATATAAATCCTCACGATTCATTGGCCAATCATCATTAACATTTATAATATTATTTACTAGAAGAATTACCCAGTCAAGACCTGCATCTTTATATACCTCGTATGCAACTTGATCTGGTCTTGTTCCATCTTGTATTTCATACTGAATAAATCCAAGCAATGAACCTTGTAGATCATCTCTAATTTTGATACGTCTAAAAATATTTACTGCGAGTTCGTATGGTTGTCCACCATCAACTCTAGTTTTATTTCTAACGTAAACTTTGGGTAGGTATTTAAAGTATGCCATTACTGTGTAAGTGATTCTCTAGTAAGGAATGCAGTCTCATCAAATGTGAGAGTCATTGTGAATGAAGCAGGACCATAATCAACAGAACTATCAAACGCATCTTTCAATGAGTTGTATGGACCATTGGGTGATAAGTTGATATTCAAATCCTTTAATACTAATTTAGTAGGGAATTGCATAATTCTTTTCAAACCTCTAGGAGAAGTACCAGTTAGTTCTATCTCACCGTCAGCATTTGGTGTGCCTTCTACACGAATGATGTCAAGTCTAAAGTAATCAGGTATCTGCAACCAACGACCAGGTGCTGATCCACTTACTATATCATTAACTATATTATCTCCTTCACTTGTTCCTGCTTGATCTCCTTGTGTTGTGAAGTCTCCTGTTTCCCCATCTTGCATTGAAGGTAACATTGCTCTACGAAGTTTATTCAGTATATTATATAACTCATTAGATTCTCTTGAACTACGTGGTTGACACTCAAAAGAAAATGAATGTGTACGATAGTTTGTACCACGAAATGTTGTCTCTTGATATGGATTAAATACTTTCTTTTTTACTAGAGCACCAATACTATTTGCATCTAAGTTAGTACCACTTGCTCCTAATGCAGTGTTTATTGTACCTACAGCAGCAGCAATTTTATCCATAACAAACTGAGGTTTTGCTGCACCTGCTGTTGTTTTAAGTGACTCTACTAAATCTGTCTCTCCTCCTGCTGCTGCTGTTGCAACTGCATCTAATGCACCGACACCACCTGCACCTAGAGTTGTTCGTTGATATTGTGTAGAGTATTGTTCCTTTAATTGTTGTGGTAAATATAGATAAATAGTTTCAGACAGAGAACCTTCAGTCTCTGAACCACCACCAAGGACGTGTCCTGTTCCGTAATTACCGCTATTACCAATGTAAGAGTATGGATTACCTGACTTTGAATTATAAATTTTTATTTGTAAGTAGTCAACAAAACTGGTCTCAAAACTATCTTGTGCAGATACGTTGAGAGAACTACCAGGAATTGATCTAGGATATACTAATGGCATTTGTTTATGACTAAAAGTTACTCAGGAAAATTCAAACCAAGTTACCCTGGAAAATATAAAGGGGATCCTACTAACATTATTTATAGAAGTTTGTGGGAAAGGAAGTTTATGGTATGGTGTGACCGTAATAGAAACGTGGAGGAGTGGGGCAGTGAAGAAATTATTATCCCGTACATCAGTCCTGTTGATGGTAGGGTTCATCGCTATTTTCCAGATTTTTACGTCAGAGCAAGGACAAAAGCAGGGAGGAAGACGAGACTTATTATCGAGGTCAAACCTCTTAAGCAGACACAGACACCTAAGAAACAACAGCGACGTACAAAGAGGTATCTGAATGAAGTAAGAACTTACGCTGTTAATGATGCAAAGTGGAAAGCAGCAAGAGATTATTGTAAAGACCGTCAAATGGTATTTATGATACTTACCGAAAAGGAACTAAAGGTATGAGTACATTCACCGACCTAAAAGCAGCACAAACTGGTGGTAGAACTAAACAGTGGTGGAGAAACAAGTTAAGAACTACTCTCAACACTTACGTTCAACCAGAGGTAGGTAGGATGGTGTTTTTTGACTATCCAAACCCAAAATATAAAGAAAAAATGTATCATTGGGATGCGTTTCCATTAGTTTACATTATGAATGAAGATGCTAATCATTTCTGGGGTGCTAACCTACATTATGTAATGCCATTGGAACGCACAGCGATGGGTGAAGCATTAGCAGCAGGTAATTCTATATCAGGTGACATTTTTGCCATTACCGTGCATAAATACTTGAGGAATAGAGTGCGTGGTGCTTTATTAGACATACCAGAATCTGATTGGGCAGATATAGGTTTGATGCCCTTAGAACAATTTTATGTAACTATTAATAATATGGACAGACCTATGCCAACGCAATTAGCACTAAAAAGATGAGAAATTTTAAAGGTTTTCAGAATTTTCTAAGTAAGGGTAACTATGGACCCTCCAAGACTAACCTATTCGAGGTTTCAATACAACCTCCTCGTTTTGTGTTGGCAAATACTGCGAATACTTTAGGACCAAGTGGACAAGTAGAATTAAGAGAATGGATGGACGCTGTAGATTATCTTGCAGATGAAGTAACAATTCCATCAAGAGCATTAATGACTGGTGCTGTAAATAACTTTGGTATTCAAAGAAAGTATGCTACGTTCCAACAGACAACTGAGATGAACATACAGTTCATAGTCCCAATAAATCAGTGGCCAAGGTATGTTTTTGATCGTTGGATTCAAATCATAAGTAGAGACTCAGAGAATAGATCAATGTTTTATGAGGATTATGTAGCAGACATACACATTGATAAGTATGAAGGAGGATCTAATGATGTGCTTAGAGGTATAAATCAAAACGGAAAGGTAATAGGACAGACAAGATTGAACAAAGTAACTGCAAGTTGGACTGCATTTAATTGTTTCCCTACTAATGTAAGTACAATGAAGTTTAATAATCAACAGACACAACTGATGAAGTTAGATGTTCAGTTCCAAGTTGAGAGAATACGTATGGAAGCAAAGATAAACACACAGGGAGATTGGACTTCAAATAATTACGTAGATGAGAAAGTAACCCTCAGTTAGGGTGCTAAATAACTACATATTGAATTGAATTTAAAACTATGCCAATGCCATTGCCGACCCTCGTGGTCCCTGAGTATGAGTGCACACTACCTTTCGGTCAGAAAGTAACATACCGTCCTTTCCTAGTTCGTGAAGAGAAATTGCTTTATATGGCAATGGAATCTCAAGATCAAAAGGAAATGATAAAGGCAGTAAAAGAGATTATTAAAAATTGTACGAGTGTTAAAAAAATAGATACACTTGCTACATTTGATATTGAATATTTGTTTCTTCGTATTCGTGCTAAGTCAGTAGGTGAAGTCAGTGAGTTTAAAGTAGTTGCTCCTGATGATAATGAAACTCAAGTTGATGTAGAAGTTAATCTTGAGGAGGTGGAAGTTATTGTTCCTCCTGATCATTCAAATAAAGTAAAGATTACTGATGATGTCACACTTGTAATGAAGTATCCATCTATTGATACATTTGTGAAGAATAATCTATCAGAAGATCCTAAACTTGATGACATTTTCCAACTTGCAGCAGATTGTGTTGACAAAATTGCCAACGGTGATGAAGTAGAAAACGCAAAAGCATACAAGAAAGGAGAACTTCTAACTTTCTTTGAAGGTATGAATAACCTACAGTTCCAAGAGGTTCAGAAATTCTTTGAGACAATGCCTAAAGTATCTCACACTATTGAAGTTTTTAATCCTAAGACTGAGAAGAAAAGTGAGATGGTTCTAGAGGGGATGGCAAGTTTTTTCGCATAGCCCTCTCACACGATACATTGATGAATATATTTGAGGTTAACTTTGCAATGATGCAATACCACAAATATAGTCTTACAGAATTAGAACAAATGATGCCTTGGGAGAGGGATGTCTATGTAAATATGCTCATACGACATCTTCGTGAAGAGGAAGCACGTCAAAAAGCAGCGAACGCACAACATCAAACACTATAAGTGGCAACGAAAGCACCATTAAAAATAAAGAAATTTCTTGCACCAACACCTAGTGGTCCTGCGGGAGATCCAGTTAAGACCTTGACCTTTAGTGTCAATAGGTTGGGATTTGCTGTGGCAGATATTGGTCAGATGTTAATTAATGATCTAACAAAACAACAGAGTACATTACTTAGTGCAGAGGCAGAGAGGCAGAGACAACTAGAAGCAGATAGAAAAAAGGAAGAGGAGTACAACAAAAATATAAATGGGCAAGAGGTAGAGAAAGGTGCTAAACAAGAAGTTAAAAAGAGTGGTAAAAAATGGGCGTGGTTAGAATCACTTTTAAAACCCCTAAAATGGTTAGCAAAGGCAGCAGCAGGGTGGTTGATATTATCTTTCTTAGAAATGCCTGGGACTAGGAATGATTTAAAAATAGGTTTGGCAGTCATTGGTGGTTGGTTTAAATCACTTTATAAAGTAACATCTGGTAGCATAGGTCTAATATTTGATGGACTTGCTGAAAATAGTCCTATAATGGGAATATTAAAAGTTATAGGTGGAATAGGTGGATTATGGATAGCAGGTAGAATATTGAGACCGTGGAAATTGATAGGTGATTTTAAAAAATTGAAGAAAATGGTAGATTTTCTTAGATTTGGTAAACAAGGATCAGGTAAGAGATTTGCAGAAGGTAGAAGGATAATACAACAGAGAAAATTAAAACAAGCATTGCGTGCTAAAAGAATGCTTCGTTTAAAACGTCTTGCCAAAGTCAAGGGTGGTAGATTTTTACAGAAAGGAAGTAAATTCCTTAAAGGGTTTGGTAAAGGTGCAGGTAGATTCCTCAAAGGTGGAGGAATGGCAGGATTAGCAGGTATATTCTCATTTGCAAATAGATTATCATCAGGTAAGTCTTTACAAAATGCTATCGGTGGTGGTGCAGGTGCTGCTATTGGTGGTATTGCTATGGGTGCATTACTTACACCTGTGCTTGGTCCATTCGGTCCGATTGTTGGTCAGTTAATAGGATCGTTCTTAGGAGACAAGATAGGTGCATTCTTAGGTGATGCCTTCACACCAATGTTCAAACCTATGAAGAGAGCATTTGGTATGTACTTTGACATCTTCAAGGCATTTTACAAACCAATATCAGACGCATTTGTTGACTTGTGGAGTACTGGATTGGCACCATTTTTCGACAAGATGAAAGAAATATTTAAACCCCTTGTAGAATCAGGAATAGAAAAAATTGGTAATATATTAAATTCTGTTTGGGTAGAAGAAGCATTATATGAATTAATGAGATTGGTCAACTCAGGTAAAAAGTTGATTAATAATGTTGTAACTATAAATCCTTTTGCTAATGATCAACAAAAAATAGATGCAAAAACAGAAAACAAGACAATAGACGTAGTTGACTCAACTAAAAAGTTGAGTACCTTAGAAAAACTACAGAAAAAAGAAGGTTCAGACTTCAAAAGATGGAATTGGAGATATACTGTTGGTGAACGTATTGCAAAAGAAAAAGAATATAAAGAGAAATTAAAAAAAGAGCAAGCAGTATTATTAGCAGAACAAACAGCACAAGCAAATGAAGAGGTGACTGCGTTACTTCCTGCTGTGTTTCCATTAAAAAGTGGATTCTTAGATTTTGAAGTAGGAACTGTAAAAGATAAATTAGGATTGAAAGGTGGTAGAGTAGTAAGACCGACTGATCCAACAAAATTTCCAATAGATGTTTTTGCTGTAAAAGCAGGAAAAGTTCGACAATGGGGATACCAGAAAGGTAAATCGTCAGGTGATTACAGAAGAGGAGGAATGATTATTGAAGGTGATGCGGGAAATGAAGATATTGGATACAGAAACATAATACCTACGATTAATCATAAGACAAGAGTAAAACCTGGTGATAAAATAGGTGAATTGATGGATGCTAGAAAATATAAAAAGGGTGGTAAAGGTAATAAAAAATTAACATCAAAATCTACATTCCTTTTATTACAAGCATTTACAAACCATAAGGTTGAAGGTGGATATAACAAAGGTAGGATGGATATTGCAGATTTATATCCTGAGATATTTCCTGCACCAGAAGAAGAAAAGATCCTAACTAATAGTGTTAATCCATCAGAGATAACTAGCACTGTTGTTAACAATGGTGGAGAACTAAAACAGGAAAAGGTATATAAGGTAGGAGACAACAAAGTTGTTGTTCAACCTATTGTTCAACCTTCTGTTACTACAGATGATGGACTAGGTGTTCAATATCAAGAGAATGAGGCAACTGTTTACTAATGGCAGATCAAAAGTCAATAAGATTTTATAAATTTATCACACCCCCAGAGGATAAAGGTGCGACGGTTACTATTGGCAATAAGACAGTAACGGGTTCTAAATTCTCCACGACTATTACTGCAATTAATTCCCTAGGAGCAACTGTAAACAGTATAGGTACTGCAATATTAACAACTAGATTAAATCAGCAACAGCAACTAGCAGAGATGGCAAGAAAAAATCAACTTGCCAGAGATAAATCAAATGCTGCTAAAATGGCAAAAGGATTCTTAAAAGGATCTTTAGGTTTTGCTGTTGGTGCGTTATTAGGTAAAACTGGTTCGAGTTTTATGGGAAATCTCGGTAAATTGTTTAAAGGTTTGTTAATTTTTAGCACTTTAGACTGGATTTCTAAAGATGAGAATCAGAAAAAATTGACGAAGATAATGAATAGACTTGGAATAATGTTAAAAGGTTTATGGAACGTAGTATCAGGGATAGTTAGTTGGATAGGTAAATCTTGGAATCAATTATTTGGTGATGGAAAGTCATTTATGACGAGACTTGGAGGTGCAACCAAGTTATTAGCAGGAGTAGGTTTAGTTGGAGCAGGACTAGCATTTCTAAAAAACCCTGCAACAATGTTAAAAGCATTCAGTAGTATGCTTCAGTTAGTTGGTAAAGGTGTTCTTAACTTAGCAAAAGTATTTGGTGGTAATGTTCTTGGTCAAGCAGCGTTAGGTTTAGGACAAGGATTCCTAGCGTATAATGATATAATGAATGATGAGGATATTCCAGAAGAGGATAGACAATCAGCAGCAGTCGGTGGAGGAGTTGGTGCAACAACTGGTGCTATGGCACTTGGTGCATTAGGAAATCAGTTATTACCTGGAATTGGTGGTGCTATTGGTAATCTTCTTGGTGGATTTTTAGGTAAACACGTAGGTAAGTATGTTGGTCCTATTGTAAAAAATATTATAGAACCGATAAAGAAATTCTTTGCTAGAGTTGGTGCGTGGGTCAATAAAACTCTAAAACCAGTTGGTGATGCAATAAAGAAATTCTTTGTACAATATGCAGAAACAGTAGGAAAAGTTCTTGATTTTATAGAACCACATATGCCTAGAATATTAGAGATTGCAAGTTTCATAGGCAAGTATGCTATGGCACCTTTGATTACATTATTAACTGGTTTAACAAAAGTTTTAAGTTGGGTATCAGGAGGAAGTGGAAGTCAAGAAACAGAAGAGAGTATAACTTCTTCTAATACATTCTCAGGGGTAACGTCTGCTAGTCAGGAAACGTTTGGTGGTAAAGGTGGTTCTACATATCCATTAAACTTACCTAATTTCTTAGGTGACTTTATCGCTAAAGAGGCATCTAATAATAGATATGATGCAATACCTGATGGTATGGATACTTCCTTAACTCAGAAAACTGTTGAAGAATTAGTTGCACTGTATGGTGAAGGTACAGAGATAGGTCGTTATGGTATAAAATTATCTAATGCTTTAGCAGCACTAAAAAATTCTGGTAAAGACCCTAAAACTTTCAAATTCGATCCCGCAGGTCAAGATACTATCTTCAAAGAACTGAAGAATATGGCAGGTTTCCAAGATTTCTTGGGTGATCAGATAGATGTAAATCAATTTGCTTTAAACCTATCAAAGTTCTTTGATGAGATACCTGCAAATGAAAGTGCAGTAAGTAAGAGTACTAGAAGTTGGAACGATACTATAGCAATGCTTGAAAGTTTGAAAGGTGGTATGAGTAAAGGTGGACTAATACGTGGACCACAATCAGGTTATCCTGTAGGATTCAATCCTATATTGAGTAGATCAATAGGTGGATTTGTAGGTCACGGAGAGGAGATGATAGTTCCTATAGATACACCAGATACCCGTAAAGATCCTAGTCTTTCTATAAGAAGATTATTAGAAGCAGCAACAATTATTGGTAGTAAAGGTGACACAGGAACAATGTTAGCATCACTAATAGGTAGTGTTAATCAAGCAGAGGAACAACTAGAAAGTGCTGCATTAACTTCAAATATAGAAACTGTTGTTTTAGATGTAATAGAAAGACCTCTCCTAACAAAGCAGGGAGGTGGATCTGATCAAGAAATTGTTCTCCCATCTAAACCAGATGAGATTAACAGTTATATTCAAAGTCGATTTGGATATATGACTGAGAAAAACACATCACCGAGTAACTTATTCTAATGGCAGATTATCAACCCAAAGGTTACAATATAGATGAGTTTGGTCTTTTAGTTTTAGGTAAAGATACTTCTCCTAAAGAGGATTTGTCTCAATTAAGTTTTAGTGGAGAAAATGCTTTTGATCTCCGTGGATTATGTTCTGCATTTAATATTATATCCTCTGTAGATTCTCCTACAATGAGAATGGAAATAGTGATTTATGACACCATAGATTTAGCATTAAAATTAAACGGTAATGAGTATATAAGACTCTCTATGAAAACTGATTCATCAGGTGATGAAGAATTAGAAATAATACAAAAAGTATATAAAGTTGGTAACGTTACAAAATCAGAACGTGCACAGACTTACATTTTATATACCACATCACCTTCCACAGCATTAAATGAAACCAATCGTGTTTTTAAATCATTTGAAGATCAAAAGGGATCTGATACTGTTAAAGATGTTGAGAAGACATATCTAAAAGAAACACAACACAACCATTGGGAAGAATCTTCTGGTAATTTTAGTTTTATATCTACGTCTTGGAGACCCTATGATGTGATTTCATATATTTCAGATAAAATTGTAGGTTCAGTATCAAAAAGACCTGGATATATGTACTGGCAAACACGTAAAGGTATGAATTTTGCAACAATGGATTACCTATGTTCCAAGAAGAATCCATCTTTTACAAACCCCAAAGTATATACTTATGTACAAGCAAACTTGACAGACAATGATACAAACGCTTATAATATAGAGTCAATAAACTATCCAGATCGTGCAAATCACTTAGAAAAGATGCGTACTGGACTGTATAGTAATTTTGTTATTGGAATACTGATGCCCGCTTTGACTGAGGGATTTTTACCTGACTCAGGTGGTACAGCAGAAACTAATAAAGCAGGATCAGCACCTGCGGGATCTATAAACGCTCCAGTTAATATGGGTGCTAAGAAAGTATGGAATCTATCTAGTAATCTAAACAGTGGTTTCCCTTACCCTACTGCAAATGACGAGTATTTTTCAGAAGAAAAACCAACTCGTATGAAGATTAGAGCACTTCCAGGTATGAAGAATGCTCAAAATTCAACAAACCCAGAAGGTACGTCAAAGAATATGACCTTTGACTCCGTTACAAGTTCAGCATATTCTGCATCACGTTGGCAACTGTTAAATACTATTAGACTAGATATAACAGTCCCTGGAAATATTTCCATAGATGCAGGTGACATTATTGATGTCAGAATACCTATGTCACAGACTGAAGGGCAATCCGAACGTTTGGAACTTGACGAATTGTATTCTGGTAAGTATATTGTGATTGGTTTGAAACACAAGTGGGAAGCACCAGGAATCACAACCAAACTAAATTTAGCAAAGGACAGCATTTTATGAAAAACATCGAAGACCACATTAAAAAAGACAAGGACATCATTGATGATCCAACAATGAACCCTGCTGCACGCAGACACGCAAAAGAAGAACTGCACGACTTAGAAGAGTATGCAGAACATCATAAAGAAGAGATAGAAGCAGGAGATCATCACGACCCTAACGCATTGGAACTATGGTGCGATCAGCATCCAGAAGAACCAGAGTGTTTAGTATATGACGACTGATTTTATCTATGGAGATCATATAAGTGATCTCACTATTGACAATTTACTGGAATTTTGGGATAATTGTACTTATCTTAAAAAGGTTAATGGAGAGTTCTCTGATGGGGTAGACCCTACCATCAAGAAGTCTGTTGATATGGCAATACCTCCTTTTCTCAATGATAAGGCAGTTCGTATTTTCTTAGGAGAACTACAAACAGTTCTTGATAAATACCTTGAAAGATTCCCGTACGCTTGTATGGCACCCGTTGAATTGAATGAACCGTTCAATATACAATGGTATCCTGCAAATACAGGTGGTTATCACCGCCCTCATTGTGAAAGAATCGGGTCTGGTAAGACTGCATCCTATAGGCATCTTGCTTGGATGACTTACTTAAATACAATTAATGAAGGTGGTGAAACATACTGGATACATCAAGACAGAAAAATAAAACCTGAGAAAGGTTTAACGGTGTTCTGGCCAGCAGATTGGACTCACGTTCATCACGGTCTTACGTCACCAGAAGAGAAAATAATCGCTACAGGATGGATCTCCTACGCATAAATAAAAACGGAGGATAACTTAACAATGACAACTGCTTTACAAGGTACAACTGATGTGATGGGTCGCGACGGATTCACGTGGTGGGTCGGAGAAGTCGAGGATAAAGAAGATCCACAAGAGATTGGTAGAGTTCGTGTGCGTATTTTAGGTTGGTACACAGGTACTCAGTCAAAAGAAGCATATTTAACTACAGTTCCTACTAAGTCATTGCCTTGGGCACAAGTTTTGTTGCCTACAGACCAAGCAGGTATAAAAAATACAGGAACAACTACAGCATTGGAAGTTGGTGCACAGGTTCTAGGATTTTTCTTAGATGGAGAAGAAGCACAATTACCAGTTGTTATAGGTTCTTTTAGAGGATTTAAGTCGGATGAGAGTGGATCAGATTCAAATGTATCTACAACAGTTATAGCAGACCCAACAAAGGCACCAGATCCACTACCAGAACAATCACAAGATTACTCAGGAACCGATGTAGCAGGAGGAACTCCATTTAATAAGACAGGAGAACAACCTGCAAATTCAGATGGTGGAGAAGCAACAGATAGAGGTATTCTTGGTATTTTAGGTAGAGGACTTGAAGGACATTATGCAACAAACCCTATGCTGATTCCTACCGATATTTTTGGTATTGCAGATGGAGCAGCAGGACCTGCGGGAGCAGGATTTGAGACAGATTTAGAGAGAATGTTAAGAGAAGCAGGTAATCTTGCATCATCGTTAGCAAAAGATCCTGCGGGTAATATGATTTCTATTATTACAGGTAAGAAGGTAGATAATAAAATATTAAATAAAGCAATGAAAGGTATTAACCTAGCGATTGCTAATGGAATCTCAGGCATTATGTCTTGGATGAAAGAAGTGATGGCAAAAGTTATAGAAGCAGTTATAGGAAAACTAAAATCATTACTTAGTAATGTTATACCTACAGGTATTATCACAACTTTAATGGATGTAGCATCATCACTCTTCACTATATTCTGTAAGTTTGAGGCAGCACATATATTAGGTCTAATATCGTCTGCATTTAGTAATACCGCTGCGTTTGCTGCTACATTGTCAGGTATGATAGTACAGAAGGTATATGATGGTATTGCTACTGCTGTAAGTGGTGCAGTAGGTGCCATAATGGGTAAGATAAAAGCAGGTCTACAAAAGATAACTAAAACTATTAATGTTATTGTTTCTGCGATAGCAACTGCAAGAGATGCTATTGGTAAGTTTAGATCAATGGTAGGTAAGATCCAAAGTATCTTCCAAATGGATTTTAGTAAGTTAAACTTCCAGAATATTGTAAAAATAATTCTTGGTTTAATTACATCTTTATTAGCAAAGAAAAATTGTGGACGACAGATAAGAAAATCTAAGAGTAATTTCTGGTTGCCATTGTGGGGATCTAGCAGTTGCACAACTGCTCCAGAATTTATGACACGAGAGGTTGGTATAGATGTCGTAACTGGTAAACCACAAACTCAAGGTGATATTATCACTGAAATGTATCAAGGTCTAAAATCCTATGATATGGAAGTGCAAACCTTTATGAATGGTTCTTCTATTATCCAAGATAATAACAAAGGTAAAGAGAAGACTATTGTTATGGATACAGGTGGACAGACTAAAATATCAGATCGTTTTGGTAATACACATTATAACCAACCTGGAAATGAAACTAAAATTGTTGGTAAGGATTTATGTACAAACGTCAAAGGTAATCATTGTGTAACTATTGAAGGTGATTACACTTTAAAAGTTAATGGAGATTTTAAAGTAGAAGTTGGTGGTTCACACGATCAACACGCATCAAATGGTGTTGGTGTAGAAGGTGAAGATGGATCTACAGCAGGAACACAACAAGCAAAATCTACACAGGTTGTTGCTGCTGATCACGAAGTAAACTATCAAGGAACTTATGGAATACAAGCAGCAAATATGACAATGACTGCTATTGGCGACTATGAAGTCAATGCAAATAGTATCAACAATAAAGCACAAGCATTAATGAATGCTATTTCTGGTGAGATTATCAACGAATGTGCTTGGGAAACTAATTTTGTAAACAACCAAATCTATACAATGATTGGTATGTTAAATCCTCTACCTATTGCTATTACAGGTAGATTAACTATGATAAAAGGTCCTGATGTTGTATTACAAAGTGAAGGATTAACAGGATCTTTATTACCTGCTGCTTATATACGTTCTGTTGTGGGAACTACAAAACCTTGTGGTATAGTTGAAACTATGGGTGGTACAGTTGGTTCTGTTAGAGCAACCATTGGTGTTGGTGCAGGTGTTCCTTCAATTATCACAGAAAGAATTAAAGGTATAGGTGCTATTACTAATAGTGTTCTAGGTGTAGGAACTATAAGATACGGTGTAACAGCAGGTAAAGCATCATTCGGTTGTAGAGTTGGTCCTACCAATATTTACGGGTTGCCATTGATGTTAAATTAAGTTATAATGATTGAAGATTATTGGGACGCAATGGAAACCACAATCGAAGAAGTCATTATTGACTTTCCAAAACGAACCGTAACTATTTTAAATAGTGAAGGAGATCAAACTATAGTTCCTTATGAATTTGATGAAGAAGGTGCTAAAAATTTTCAAGAGATGGTTGAGATAATTCAAGCATCAATTCCATCAGATAAAAGACATTATCAATTATGATCAGAATTACAAAAGATGAAGCAGTTGAGAACTTAAATTTTGTTTTCAAACTTGTTGAAAGAGGAGAGACAGTTCTCATAGAAGGAGATAAAGGAAACATTCTAATGAATGGAATCCCTGACGGACAGTTACAGGTAGAAGCATTAGAGACTCCACCTATACCTATGACAGGTCCACCACCCCCTATACCTGGTGTTACCTTACCAAGTGATGCAGAAGTCAAAAGTTACGTGACTGAAACATTAGGTGAACTCAAAGAGCAATTATAATATATAAAATATACGATGGATCAACAACCCTTTCTGGATCTTTTGGTTCACCACTGGCATAATTTGAGACAGGCACAAATGTGGCCATCTTCATTTGCATATATCCATTACTATTGGTATTTCAATGATGAAGGTCGTCTGAGTTCAAAACAGTGGTATGACTGGAACGGAGAAGTGTATCGCGAGCGAACACACAATGTCGTTTCTAAAAAAGATCACATACTGTTAGAAACATTTAACGCTGATAAAAAAATGCCTAGTCTAATCTTTACTGAAAGTGAGAGAGGTTGGATAGGTAAGAACGAACCAGATGCCCATAATGGCAGAGGTGTAGTTGTTTCTACAATAACTTTAACTAAAGATTCTTTTGAGTCTGATGATAAAGGGTATGACGAGGAAGGGGAATTGCTCTGGGGTTCCAAAAAAGGTCCTTTCTTATTCAGCAAATGTACCGCATCTATTCCGACTTCCGTTATGTCGTCAAAATAGGATTGTGTAGGATTTATTATCTTAATGGTTTAGCATTCACTTTCGACGAAATTAACAGACCCGACTCAGATATGATAGAGTTGGCAAATAGAAATACTTGGTTAACTATGGAGGAAATCTATCAATCCTCATCATATTTAATACAAGAGTTATGTCACCCGATTATATTTGAATTAGACGCACACTTAGTTAAGTGCGATACGGAGATTCCCTATTAACTTACACGAACACCATATGCAAATACAACTCTGGTATTGTAATGAAATGCACCAGTGGAGATGGTCAATGACAGACCAAAACAATCTTGCTTATCAGGCAACAGGTCAACAACCTACTGTCAGAGACGCACTAGCAGACGCTGCAAAAACGATAGAGCATAATACGATGTTAAAATTTCCCGAATAAAAAGAGGTCCCCTAGCGACCTCTTTCTTTTTATCTTTCAAGGATAGAACGACAATATCGTTTACACAGTCCTTGGTCTTCTCTACATTCTACAATACAATCATAATATTCATCTAACATCTGATCCTCTGATGGTTGAAAATTTCTGAGTTGATTGTATGGGACAATATTATGTGTCATAAGTTTTGCTCCTTTTCAGTTTATATGATATAATGTAAAGCAGGTTTCAGTGCATTGACTTATTCCTAATTCTATCAGTATTTATAGTATGAAACGCTACCAAATTAAAAGTAAATGGTATTATGTATTCTGGGGAGCAGCAACCGTGTCTGTATTTCTAGGACAATTATACGTAGGAACGGGGTATCGCAGTATGTCTCGATCTATTGACACACTAATACAACAGGTATCTGAGAGATAAATAAAATTAATATTACTTATTAATTTATGTTATCAACTGCCTATCGCCTTCGGTTAGAAGGTATCTGTAAGTCTATTGCAGCGAACCAAGAAGTAAGTTTAGATGATATGATATGGGCAGAGAAATTATCAAAAGCAAATACATCAGCAAGAGGAATGCTAAGTCAAGCAAGAAGATTAAAAACGGATGATGACTCAACTTTTCTTAAGTACTTGGATATAGGAGACTCGGATTCAAGTAAACATAAAAAGGGTTTCAGCGGTGCAGATGACATAGCGGATTGGTTTCACAATGACAATAGATCAGATGATTGGAGACAAAGGGATTAGGACAGGTGAAACTTGTATAAATAAGATTGTATCAAATAACGCTTGAGTGCTGTGGGAACAAAGAGAATTTCACAATTAGAGACTCTAGCGGATGAAGTGTTAACTGGTGAAGCGATTCTACCTGTTGTCATATCTGACCCTCTAATACCAAATAGAAAAGCAAGGATAAACCAACTTTTCAAAGGAATTAGTGCAGGGTCACAGTCCGCACCAGGTCTTAGTTTTGATTTGGATAGAGACACTGGATTATACCAAAACGCATATAACGAAATAGGTCTTGCTTTCGGTACATCATCTATGTACTATAGGAAGCAGAATAATGCTGATGGATCAGCAACTATTCGATTGATTGCAGGTGACACAACTTCATCCAATGTGAACATAGATCTCAGACCGCAAGGTTCTGGGAAATTTTTAGTGAATGGACCTACAGAACTTACAGATGTTAACTTTTTCTTAGCAGATGATCAGAACCCTGATAAAAGAGCAAAGTTTGAAATTTCTAATGTGTCAACAGGTGCAGGTATTCGTACCTTTGCTTTACCTAACACAGGAAGTTTCACATCTACAACTCTTATAGGTAATGACACTGCACAGACAATATCTAATAAGACTATCATCATACAGGATGGTAACTTACAGATAATTGGTTCATCAAATGCGGGAAAGATAGCAAAGTTTGAAACTGACTCTTGGGAATCACCAGTAGAACACATCTACAGACTACCTGACTATGGAACTTCAGCATCACAGTCAACTCTGATAGATACTATTACTGAACAAGACGTTAGTAACAAGAATTTGATCAACCCTTCAATATCTGATATTGCATCGGGAGATCCAAATGCACCAACACCAAAAGTTACGTTTGCTTCGGGAGCAGTTACAACAGATAGAACTGTTACATTCCCTGATCAATCGTTCACAGTAGCAGGTATTGAAGCAACTCAAAACTTTACGAACAAAAACTATGCAGACCCCTACTTTGTTAGTGGTGCTGATACTACTGCTCGTATTTTCTTTGACTTAGCAAATGTTTCGGGTGCAACTACTCTTAAATATGAGTTCCCTGCAACTAACCTAAATACAAATATACTTGCAAACAACACTTTAGTTGCGACGCAAGCAACTCAGATTTTAAGCAACAAATCTATTGTCGCATTAAAATTAGTTGATGAAGTAGATGATCAAAGGATTGTTAACCTTGATCTAAGTAATATCACAGGAACTAAAACAATTCAGTTCCCTGATGCTGATGCTACACTACTATCAACAGCGAACGTAGGCACATTGGGTGTTTCGTTTGGTGGTCCAATTTCAGCACCAGATCTAGGTGGCAGACTTAGATTACAACAACATTTTGCAGCAGGATGGTAACTAAAAAATGAAAGCAGGAAGACTAGCAGCGGTAGCACCGTCTGCAACTACAAATACAGTCTTATACAGTTCCGATATTAACGACACTACATCGGGTGTTGTACACGTATGCAACCGTGGAGGTTCAGCGGGAACGTACAGACTGGCACATAAAGATTACACTCAAGAACTTACACTTGATGCTAATACTTACAAATTTCAAAAAGGTAATGTATTATCAAAGTATAAGATAGCACTAAACCCAGGATTGACTGTTGGAGACGCAACCCCAGGTTTAGCAATTACAGGTGGTCAAAGTAATTTCACAGCAAAACTTGCTGACGTTGTAAAAACTACAACCACTACAACTTACTATACAAAAGTTGGAACCACAAGTACTATCGGAGTTGACTCAGCACAAAATGCGGGTACATTCCAAGGTGGTGAAACAATAACTGGTAGTGTTTCTACATTGACTGCAACATTTAGAGGAACAACTTCTACGGGTTTAAATATTGAGATGGCAAATATGGGAACTGGTGTTACCTCAGTACCTGTTACTTCTGCCACAAACATTAATGCTAACGATTATCTATTCTTATCTGACGGAACTGCATCTGCCGAGGTAGTTACTGTCAGTGCTGCAACATTTGACTCAGGTACTACAGGACCTGGGCAATTAACAATCACACGTGGAACCTTTGGTACAACTCCTGCAACACATACCCCAGGTCAATACGTAACAGCATATACTCCATCTGGAACTACCACAACTATTAACGAGGGTGGTACTTTTGCAGCGGGAGACACAACTTTAACTGTAACCAGTGGTGCTGCCATACTTTCTGGTTCATACATTGTTGTTGGTAATGAAATTATGCAAGCAACTAACGTTTCTACTAATGACGTTACAGTTACTCGTGGAATGATGGGTACAACTGATGCTAACCATAACGATGGTGTAACAGTCACTCCATTAACAGCAGCGGGTTCAGCAGGTTTCTTCATCTTTAAAACAGGTGAGACATTAACAGGTGGTACATCAGGAGCAACTGCTGTTGTTCAAGATACTATCACAGTTGATAAAACATTTACAGCGGGATATATCTGGGCAACTGTATCAGGACAAGAAGTTAAACCAGATACAACATTCCAGTTAAATGTAGATCAAACTTATAGATTTGATATTTCTGATTCTACAAATACATCTTTAGCATTAAGATTTTCTGATGTTAATGATGGAACAAACGCTACTCCAACCCCAGGAACTGAGTTCACAACTGGTGTTACAAAGGTTGGTACAGCAGGTTCTGGTGGTACTGCATACATTGAAATTGCAATTTCTGCTACGACTCCTGATCCCGTATTCTATTATGCTGATGGTACAGCAGGATACTCTGGATCTATTGATATAAACCCTGATCCTACTTTTACAGAGGTATTCATCTATGATGTAGTTGGAACTCCTATAACTGGTAATACATTTACAGTTGGTACTGCATCACAGACTATTGGTACTGTAACAGCAGGTGCTTTCGGTTATGTAACTTCTTGGGACACTGCTACAAGTAAGTTGAAAGTATTTGTTGATAATGATTCACCTGCTGCTTTCACAGGGTCTGATACATTCCCAGATACTCCTCCTGTACAGGGTCTAACAAGATCAATAGCAACAGTAAGTAGTGTGACTGCTGCAACTGATGTGGAGACTGGAGATTATCTCTATTATGATTCTGCTATTGGTGCTAACGCAACAGTAGAACATAAAGGTTTAGTTATAGGACCTGGATCTCATCTGATTGTATATGCTTCAAGTGCAGATATGAGTGCACAAGTGAATGGATTTGTTAACAATGTAAGTGACTATACTATCGTAGATTATGTTCCTCCCGCAGGTGGAATCTAAATAGTAATTAAGGGATAAAAATTAAATGGCACTAACCCGTCTCAAAAATATTATCACATCGAGGACTGGTCGTATTATATACGTCAACCCTGATGATTTTGATGCGTCGGATGCGTATGACAACCGAGGTAACTCAGCGTTACGACCTTTTAAAACGTTACAACGTGCGTTCTTAGAGGTGGCAAGATTTTCATATAGGGTTGGTTTAAGTAATGACGAATTTGACGCATTTAGTATATATCTTTATCCTTCAGAATATGTAATTGATAATAGACCTGGGGTTGCAACATTTGGAGAAATTACTCCATTTGATGAGAACTCTAACTTTGAATTAACTTCCTCAAATAACATCTTATATAAATTTAACTCTGTTAATGGTGGAGTTATATGCCCAAGGGGTGTTTCTGTTGTTGGATCAGACTTAAGACGTACAAAAATTGTACCTAAGTATGTTCCATATCCTACAACACAAGCGTCATTAGGTATATCCTCTGCTAACGAACCAGGAACTTCTGCTATATTCAGACTGACTGGTGGATGCTATTTCTGGCAGATGTCATTCTTTGATGGTGACAACAACGGTGTATATTATAGACCAGAACTTACTGATGTCATTGCACCTAACTTCTCACATCATAAAATAACTTGTTTTGAATATGCAAATGGAAATGATCTAGATCTTTACTATCAGAAGATTTCTAAAGCATATGCAACAATTCCTGATACTTCTGGTACTATCGCACAAGACCAGTTACAGGCAAGAGTAGAAGAAAATAGAATTGTAGGACCTATCTCAGATGAATTCAGAGTCTCACAGATCATCAGAAACGGACAGACAGCGACTGCGTTTACTGTTGACATTCAAGATAATCCTGTTAATCACGGTTTCTCTGTCGGGGTCGCGGTCAATATCTCAGGGGTCACGGGTCCAACTGAGGCAGATGCGAATCTTTATAACGGATCCTTCCTTGTAACGTCAGCACAGGGCAACCAGTTTACATATCAGATGAGTTCTGAACCAACTGGTAATGCTATCGGTTCTAACGTACTGGTTAAAGTTGAGATTGATACAGTTGACTCTGCATCACCATACGTATTCAACTGTTCACTAAGATCAGTTTGGGGAATCAATGGTATGCACGCAGATGGTTCACAAGCAACTGGTTTCAAATCAATGGTTGTGGCACAGTTTACGGGAATCTCTCTACAGAAAGATGACCGTGCTTTTGTTAAGTATAATGCTTCAACTGGTAACTATGAAGCACAGGCAGCGGGTTCGGGTGCACATATTGATGGTCTAGCAAAGTATAGAAAAGGTTGGCGACACGTTCACATCCACGCATCTAATGACTCATTCATACAGGTCGTTTCTGTTTTCGCTGTTGGATTTGGAGATCACTTCTTCTCAGAGAGTGGCGGTGACTTATCAATTACCAACTCTAACTCAAACTTTGGTAATACATCACTAAGATCAAAAGGATTTAAGTCAGCATCATTTACAAAAGATAAAGCAGGGCAGATAACACACGTTATACCACCTAAATCACTAGAAGATATTGCAGAAGTATCAATCAACTGGGTTACATTAGATATTCAAAAGATAAAAGCAGCAGCAGATCCCACAAAATTATATCTCTATGGTTACACCAATCAAAATGGTAAACCACCTTCAAAGATACAGGGTTATACAATAGGTGCGAGAAAAGATTCACCTACATTACCTGATAAGATTAATGTACTATTAGTTGCAGCGGGTGCATCTGCTCCTACAACACATACAGCAAAGATTGATCCTTCTGGAAAAGAAGTTACAAGTACATCCCCAGGTGATGATGCAAACCCAATTAAATATGATACCAACCAATCTAACTGGTACATACAGGTTGACTCAGCAAATAATGATATTTACACAACTCTAATTGCAAACAGTCAGTACAATAACTTAGGATTTACACCTACTACATTCATTAGAAGAATCCCCGATGCAAGAGACCTTAAGGATAGAATCTACAGATTTAGATATGTACTAGACAAGGATGCGTTCCCAGTTCCTAGAACTCCTATTACTGGTTTCGTCATACAACCTAGATCATCTGAGACTAACTCTCCTGCATATGATAAGACATATTATATCTTTGAAGTTGAGACATTCCAAGAGTTTGAACGTGGTGTCGCTGATGGTATCTATTACCTAACTATACTTAATGCTAGTGTATCACCTGCAACATCAAACTTTGATAACTTTGCTTTCTCACAGCAGACTGTTGATGTGTATCCTACATTTGATAGAGATAATCCACTTGCAGACCCAGGACCTGCTATTTCAGTAGCAGATAATGAAATTCTTGGTAAGGTAACAACAACAGATGGTGCTTCACCAAATCCAAATGAAGATAAGCAACTATCAATTACAAAAGAAACTACACAGTTCTTCTTACTAGAGCAAGAGAATAACTTAGGATATAATACTACAGCAAATACATTGAACAGTATTGTTGTTACATCACGTCTTGGTGATGAAGAAGAAAGAAAGATTGCACTGAAACTAAATGCAGATAACTCAGTAGCACCTATATTATGTGAACTTAGACGTTATTCTATTCTTAGAGCGTCAGGTCATACTTTTGAGTACCTAGGTTTCGGACCAGGAAATTATTCAACAGCGTTCCCGTCAACTCAGGTAGAAGTTTTATCCCCTGCACAAGTCAGACTGTCACAGTCGTTGAAAGAAGCAGCGGGTGTTGCATACTACTCTGGTGTTAACTCTGATGGTGAACTGTTCGTTGGAAACCAAGTTATCAACCCAGTTACAGGTCAGATCACAAACGAGGATATTGCTCAACTTAACGTATTGGGTGAAGAAAATACAACCATTCAGACATTCTCTGAGGTTGTTCTGACTGATAAACTGACTGTAATTGGTGGAGCATCTAACCAGTTAGAATCTGTATTCTCAGGTCCTGTTACTTTCCAGAAGAGAATTACTTCTCAGGAGAATATTCAGACTCTAAGACTTACATACTCAAATGATGATGGTACAGTTCTTAGACAGACATTCTTAGCAGAGGATGATGGATCAGGTCAACCAGATATTGATGCTACACTTGCATTTAATGACGGAGATATTATATACAATATTGATTGGGTAGCAGGTGACTCAATGGGTTGGATGTATCAGGCAGGAGTTTGGTATCAGTTTGGTATGACTGACACCACGCCAATAAAAGCAAGAAGATTTAGTAACGTTACACACTATGGTATAGGTACAATGCCTGACGCATCCAATAGGATGAAGATATTAGGTAATACATTCCTTGATGGTAACTTAGATGTTACTGGAACTTATGGTGCTGCTGACAAGTATAGATTAGCAACTGGTATTACTAATAATAATAACGGTGTTACATACTCAGGTAATGGATCTACAACTTCGTTTGCAATATCAGCAGGTCACACAGCATATTCTGTTCTTGTATTCTTAAATGGTGTTGCCCAAATCCCAGGTGTAGACTACACAGTTACTGGTAATGCAGTTGACTTTAGTATCAGTTCAGCACCGCAACAAAATGATACTATCCAAATCAGGGAACTTGTTATCTAAATAGTATTAGGACTGTAGAACACTATGACCACAAAGATTAATGGTAATCAGATACAGGCAAGTACAAGAGGTCTTGTAACTGCTTGGTCTATATCAGAACAGTTAAATCTTCCACCGTTGAACCAATCGCAGATTAATGCACTTGGTACACCTGCTTATGGTACTTTGGTCTATAACACGACTGAAGACCAAGCACAGATTTATCTACAGGATGCCAATGCAGGAAACCCAGGTTGGGATGATGTAGGTGGTGGTGGTCCTTCTGTTGGTGAAAACTCAATTATTAGAACTAACGGACCTAATATACAAGAAAATATTACTGTTGGACCTACATTCAATGGTGGTGTAGAGTTTTCTAACGGTTTTTCAGCAGGTCCGATACAGATTGATAACGGATATACTGTAACCATTGAGACAGGTGCAACTTGGACTATGATCGGTGACGATGATTTGTCTTTTGCACAATTCCAAGATATAGAATCTGGTCACGGTACATTTACTGGAACATTATCACACGCAGGTTTACAGGAACATATTTACTATTATCAGACATCTGGTACGGTAAACCATAACTGGAACGATAGTGGTAATATTTTTATTAGAAAGACAGGTGGTGGTAACTTTACCATTAACTTATCAAATGCACCAGTTGATAACACATTAAAAGCAACCTTAATGCAGGTATATACCCGTTTTGAGGGTGGTACAGGTACACCTACTGGGTGGACTGTAAACGGTTACGGTTGTAACGTGTTTTATAGCAATGGTAGTGGAGCAAGTGGAGTAATGCAAAGAGCAGATATTTCAATTCATAACCACGAAATTCCTGGAACTGGCAATCCTTATCTCGTGCTTATACACGTGCATAACTATAGTTAACCGCTTCAAGGTATAAATAACATTAGGAAAATTAACAGGCAAAATGAGTACCCTAAAAGTTGCATCTATTAAAGACCTGTCTGGCATTGGTGGTTTTTCACTTGCTTCAGGTAACATCACTGCTAACGGAAACTTGACAGTTAGCAATATCACTATAAACGGAACGATGTCTGGTTCATCCAGTCAGATCGTACCGTCTGTTAGTGGTCAAAACGGTAAATTCTTAACTACAAACGGTTCAACAATGAGTTGGACAGATGTTAGTTCAGAAAACATTTCATCCTTACAAGTATGGACAGGTAACGGAACTTGGAACAGACCAAGTGGTGTTAAATACATACATATCAGAGTTCAAGGTGGTGGCGGTGGAGCGTCAGGTCACGGAGAATCAGGAGCGTCAGGTGGATATTCAGAACGAGTATTAAATGTAGTAAACATATCATCAGTTGGTATTACAGTTGGTGGTGGTGGAGGAGGTACTTGGTACTTCGGACACGGTGGAGATGGTGGTTCATCATCATTCGGACCTTATCTATCAGCAGGTGGTGGACACGGTGCTAATAGAAATAACCAACACTCAGGTGGACTAGGACGTAATGGTTCTGGTGGAGACCTCAATGTTTGGGGTGGAGGAGGACAATCACACCACGGTGGTGGTGGAGGAGTCGGAGGTTCTTCTCACTTTGGTGGTGCTGTATCAGGAGGTTGGCCAAATGGTGGTAACTTCTCACATAACCACGAAGATCACGCAGCATACGGAGCAGGTGGGTCAGGTGGACACTTCCACTCATTCAGAGGTTCCAATGGTAAGTATGGTGTTGTTACTGTTATCAACTACAAGTAGGAGATTACTATGAAAAAAGCATTAATGGATTCTACTGGTTACGTTGCTGACATTGTAGAACCTGGGGAAGAATACACACTATTCTTTGGTAGAGGTTGTTCACAAATGTGGGTAAACGCACCAGACAACATAACAAAAGCGTGGACACTAGAATGGAGTCCTACCGCTGCTGATATGGTATGGATAGAAAGAACAGAATCATATACAGACCCTGCAACTGCAAGAATTGTAGCGTATGGTGAAATTGGAGAGCAATTAGATATGCTCTACAAAGACATACTGGCAGGTAAAGACTTAGGTGCATCAGATGCAACGTGGTTTAACCATATCAAGGGAGTCAAGGCAGCAACTACATCACCTTCATCAGTTGATGAAATGATGGACCCCACAATGACAGAAGAGGAAATAGCAGAGTTTATGAGTGATGCTGCTGAACCAAGTGTCAACAGACCTTGTAAATTATCAACGCCAGATGTACCTTGTTGGGAAAGATATTCCAACTGGGGTGGTGCATATGATGAACTTGGATCTGTATAAGAAAAAGTGTTATAATTAGTAGTACAAACTACTGACATATGAAGTTAGATAGGATCTGCATTATCGGAGGTGGTAGTGCAGGGTGGATGACAGCAAGTATGTTGTCAAGACATTTTGAAGGAACTGGTAAAGAAATAACTGTTGTCGAAGCAGACATTCCACGAATCGGAATCGGAGAAAGCACGACACAGTTTTTTAATACCTTTATACGGTATCTCGGTCTCAAAGACGAAGACTGGATGCCACCTTGTAATGCCACATATAAACATAGCGTCAAGTTTACTGACTTCAACACAAACGGTTCATTCCATTATCCATTTGGTCCAAGAGGCACGGATATACCTCTGACCGAGTATTATAATTGGAGACGTGGTAGAAACATTGACAGTATGACCTTTTGTAGGGTATTCTCAGATATAATCGACCCTATTGAAGATAACCGTCTATATCCTCCATTTTTGGAAAGATTTGTTGGGTATCACGTTGACGCACTACTATTTGGAGACTATCTCAAAAACTATTATGCAATTCCTAAAGGTGTTAGACACATTAAAGGCAAAGTCACTAACATTCAATCCTGCGTGGATGGGGTTAGCAGAGTTTTCCTTGGCAGTAACGATCGGTACGTTGATGGTGATCTCTTCATAGATTGCACTGGTTTCCGTGCATTATTAATGAACCATCTGAACGTTAAGTGGAACGATTGGAGTACCCTATTAAAAAATGATTCAACTTGGGCAGTAAGAAAACCATATACAGATAAGAAAACAGAAATGAAACCATATACAGAATGCACTGGATTGAGTGCAGGATGGGTATGGAAAGTACCAACGTGGGAAAGAATAGGGACAGGATATAATTTTTGCTCACAATACATCACGGATGAAGATGCACTTGTAGAGTTTAAAGAGCATTTAGGAGTAGATATACCAGAGAATATGTTTAGGTTACTCAAGTGGCCAACAGGGATTAGAGAGAAAGTCTGGTCACATAATGTAGTAAGTATTGGTTTAAGTGCAGGTTTTATAGAACCATTAGAGTCTGGAGGACTATATTCAGTACACGAATTCCTATTTAAACTCATACAAGTGTTACCTACAGCATCTAATCAATGGAATGGATTTCAACGTGAGCAGTTTAACTATGCAGTAAATAGTAAATTCACATCATTTAGAGATTTTGTTGTTAAACATTATACTATGGGGTATCGGGATGATACACCATTTTGGAAACATTATACAAGTATGGATTCTAACGGTGAGTTTCCTA